TAGGTATAGGAAAACAATTGATTTTCAATATGGAACAATCCACTGTAGGATGTCCGAGATTTATCAATCCGGCGTATACGGATTGTAGCAATAGTTAATCGCAACACGAATCAAACCAAACCAAACACGAAATAAACCTTTAGGACAAGACCACAATTTTTTTTGATTATTATTTTTTTTGTAATAATCAAATGTGTTTATGGTCAAAACACAACTACGTCAACAAAAATTACACAAAAAATAAAATCAACCCAACCCATAATTGATATTATAATAAATATAATATCACAAAACCACAACACCCACAACACCCACAAAACCCTACAATACTATACAATATCTATTTTTGACATCACCATTTTCATCTGTTTTTTCAATAGTTTGATTTCATTGGTCAATATACCAATCAATCCATTATAATTCAGAGATTGGTAATTGGCACCATCTTTTTCACCAACCACCAAATAAGGATAATATTCCTGTATTTCGTGTGCCAAGAATCCAATATCCTGTTTCTTTGTCAATAAATTCGTATAAGTCAACGGATTCAAATTATCCACACTATAGGTTCCATCTAAATTGACAGGATTGTATTTTATACGATAATCAGAGGAGGTCGTAATGATACCTTGTACAAATAAATTCCCGGTAATATTTACATTTCCTTGAATGGTCAACGTATTTCCGGTAATCGTTGTAGGAGTATATCCCAAAGCCACATTACCACTATAATAAATACCATTTGGATCAGTTGGAATAACAGAAAAAATAGTAGGACCTGTAGGACCTGTATATCCAGTCGAACCAAAACCAGTAGGACCAGTAATTCCCGTTGTTCCCGTAACACCAATAGGACCAGTACAACCGGTAGTACCAGTAATTCCCGTAGGACCAGTTCTTCCAGTAGGACCAGTAATCCCCGTCATACCAGTCGTACCAGTAATCCCTGTAGGACCAGTAATCCCTGTAGGACCAGTAATCCCTGTAGGACCAGTAATCCCTGTAGGACCAGTAATCCCCGTCGTACCAGTAATCCCTGTAGTACCAGTCGTACCAGTAATCCCTGTAGGACCAGTCGTACCAGTCGTACCAGTAATCCCCGTCGTACCAGTAATCCCCGTCGTACCAGTAATCCCTGTAGGACCAGTCGTACCAGTAATCCCCGTCGTACCAGTAGTACCAGTACAACCCGTAAATCCAATTAAATACGATGCAAGTGTAGTTTGCAAAGAAGAACCATAATAATTATAATAAATAGTTAAATTTCCAACAGAAGATGAAGATACATTAATATCCAATGATACCTTAAACACCGTATTAGATGGTACATTAGAAAGATACATAGGAATTGTATACAACGTAGGAATCCCACTACTAATAATACTTAAAGGAACACCACTTGAAGTTTGAATAGTAGAACCGTTGTTTGAATAAACAGTTGATATACCATTTATTGTTAAATTTGTAGTAGCAGATGCATATAGATTTAAATACCATACACCATTATTAATACTCTGATTTAAAATCTCTGATGGAATTGAACTAAATGATACAATTGTTTGATTATTCAAAGCACCATACGAAAATATCTGAGAACTTTGAGTTGTAAAATTAGGTGTAAGTTTTAAAATTCTATACCCAGAAACATCCGGATTGTTAATACAATCAATGTATAAATTCAGACCGTATGGAATCCCCGCATCACCTTTTACACCAACCGTTCCAGTAGCACCTGGAAGTCCAGGAGAACCGGTTGAACCAGCCGCACCTGTAGGACCAATCATTCCAGTACATCCTGTAGAACCGGTTAAACCTGTTGGACCAGTCGAACCACGAACTAAATTACCATAACTATATAAATTCCCGCAATATACATCTTTACTAATGACTGCATTCCCTGAAATATTCACATTACCATTCGTAGATGTGATCACAGAAGTATTATGTAGGACAACATTTCCACATATATCCAAATTACTCAAATATGAATTTCCATAAACGCTCAATGCACCACCTACATTTAAATTTCCATTAAATGTTTCTGTATAATTACTATTTATTTTGGCCTTTTTCACAGTAATCGTATCTACCACCAAATCGGTAATTGTAATTTCATTTGCATTGTCTACATTTGATAATCCTCCATATTGTTTCCAAGACATGATAAATATATAAATTATTGATACATATTTATCTATATGGTTGAACCACAAAAACAAACCAAATGATTTTTCTTAGACTCTCGTTTGTATTTTTTTACACAAAAGTCGGCATCCTCATAGAAAAAATCTATGAAATCATTCGGTTGTTACATTCTATCAACTTCATCCTTTGAAGTCGCAAACCCTCAGCCACCCGATTTCGACTTTGTACTGACACGTTGCAATTTACGTGTATGACTCTTGCTACGACTGTGAACCGTCTTACTCACGTGGCATTTGTTTGCAAAAGCGGATATTTCAGACTTTCTTTTCAAAAAAATGTCTACAATTTCGCGATAAAAATGACGGAATTTCCCGCGCTGTTTCTTCATATCTTCGAGAGAAAACCAATCGATTTTTATTTTTTCAAACAGTTTGGTTTCTTTCAACGCTTTGCGATTCATTCGGTCCCACAAAAAGGTATGATTTTGATTATAATGCATTGTCAGGTTTTCATCATACTCTAAATAAAAAAGATGTGTATGATAATTGTTATGACTGATTTTAAAGACTCCACCATTCGAAGTAATCAGTTTGTGTAATTGAGAGGAATCACCTAAAAAACCGGTTAATTCTTCGGCACCTTCTCGTAATGCGGTTTCATATGGCGTTTCATTCCCCTCTGAACCACCACCGAAATCGGAATATCCAGGGGCGCTTTCTTCTAATGAATTCTCTTTTCCAAATAAAAAATACAGCCTTTTATTATAAATTGTAATGGGTAATATACTACCTGCTACCATATATAATATATATAGGATATTTTATAATACAAAACAAGATTCCAAGATTCCGAGATTCAGAGATTGACTTCAACTTTTACGAATATTGAATATGGGAAAATTCGCAGTCATTACTATCTTTTTGGTATCCCCGCCACCACCATCCACCACCTCTGACACCGTTTTCTTATTCTCGGGAATAACTGTATTTTCAACCACATCTAAAATAACATCACCTTCAAGTTCTACACAACCACAACTGCCACGAACATCACCACGATAATCGCCAACACAATCAACAATCGGTCTCAGAGCATTCTCTTTCTCCACAAAAGAATAGAACTGTTTGACCACCGGATTGGCTTTGATGCGGTATGGATTGAAGGCCGACAAATAGAGTCCATCGAGACTTTTGATACGAGACAATGCCACATATGTTTGACCATATTCGAATATCGAGTTTCCAATATCAATTTCGGCCAAATTTAACGTCGAACCCTGTATTTTATGAATCGTCAATGCCCACGCTAAACAAAGAGGATATTGACCCACAACAATACACGGATAGTCCTCTGATTGCCAATAATGATATTCCATCTGTTTGACCACCCCGTTCGAAAAACGCACAATCGGTATATGACATTCTCCCAGAATACCACCTCCATCCACTCCCACACCACCAACAACACCAACCCCTATTTGAAAATCAATCACGATTCCCTGAGAACCATTGCAAATATTTTGCTCTAAATCCAAATTGACGGTGCACATTACAACCGCACCTTTTTTCAGAGAAAGGACCGGAATACAATTCGTATTCACAATAAACTGTTCCAAAATCTCCTTTTTTTGGAGAGGTTTCAATTTTTCGCAATTTTCAGTTTGAATCTGCGAAAACGCTTCGCCAGTTTCCAAAATGGTTTTATAATTCACTTTTTGAATACACGGAATCGATACCACGACCTCTTCTAAATTGGAAAACATGGCGTTGTTTACATAGTCGGTTCGCGCACGAGTCGCAAACAATTTGGTCGGAATCTGTCCTACATATTCGCGTTTTACGTGGCTCTTCAAAATCCCACAGGATTCTTCATCCAATGTTCCCTTTCGGACCTGTGATAGAATATTACAATAAATCGGATCTGTTTGACGAAACACTCTGCACAATTCAATATGGTTCTTTATAGGAAACACGTCGAACCATTTCTCGGATTGAAAACAGAAACGACTGGTTGATTCATCGTGAATGTTTCCAACCGGCGGCAATTGGTAGAAATCCCCCGTAAAGATGATCTGTAGTCCCCCGAAAACCGCCGTATTTTGTCGAGTCAATTGCGAGATTTCACACAAAATATTGAAAATCTTTTCGGACATCATACTGACTTCATCTACAATCAATATTCGGATTTTTTGCCAAGCCATAGTGGCAAATTTATTCTTTAATACATTGTCCACCACTTGTGACGGTTTCCCATTACAACCTTTAATACCACTCCAAGAATGAAGAGTTCGGGCTTGACAATTCAACAATACAGAGGCACACCCAGTCATTGCACAGACTTGATATTGGATTTTCATCAGGTTGGCGTGATGAATGAGTGTATGAATAAGATGCGTTTTCCCCGTTCCACCTGCACCTGTAATAAATAGGTTTTCTCCACGTTTGAAACGTTCGAATGCAATTAATTGTTCGCTTGATAATGACATAGTAGTTATTATATGATATTATCTGTATCTGTAAGACCACCACATTCAATTTTATTTTTGATACCCCCACCCGCCCCGTTCCTCTATTCGTGTTCGATTTCCATACAAAACGAAAAATCCAGTCCATTCAAATCGACGGATTGACCAAATTCGTTAATCAATTGAACATTCAATCTCTGAATATCTATTTTGCTGGAATATTGACGGCAATCGGAATACAATAGACCATTCCAACAATTTGCATATAGGACAGTACCAAAAGCACTATCGGGCATGATTCGGGCAATAATATTTTTGTTAATCAGAGAAGTGGGAAGAGAAGAAAGGAATGAATTTTGAGATCCATTTGTGGATTCTTCAATGGTCAAATACAAATATCTCTGAACATTAAAATTGGTAAATACTTCGGAAACGAGCGTGCTTGAACTACCACTACCCACGGTATTTATCTTATATGTGGTATTACGGAATCCAAATAACCAACCCAATTTATTCTTGAAATTGTATTTATCAAATTCCCCATTTGTATTTATCGCAAAATCAATCTGAAAATTCTTGTTTGAACTCACCGTAAAATTCGCATAACCATTAAAACTAATGTCAAATGAAATGGAGGTATTAATACTGTAGGACGAAAACTGCGCATTCACACTGGTTTTTAAATCGCCAATATTCGCACTTGTATAAAATCCATTGGGTACCTTTATGATATAGGAGAGATTATTCACAATATCCGTGACCATAAAAATATTATTTCCTAAAGACGCCGAGACATTGTAATACGAAATGGGTATTTCCGCACTTACGATTTTCATCGATTTGACATTTGTAATTTTGTCTGAAAGTGTTATCGGATACACATTTGTATTTACTTGGTACTCATCCAAAAATCGAGTATCCATATTAATAATTTTGGTTTTGGTCGGTTTTTGAACATTCGTCATTATCATATGCGAACCATATTGTGATACATTTGAATTCAAAAATGCAGACGATTCTTTATATTCCATTAATATATAATAACACATTATATATTTATGATAAACCCTAAACACATACATTTACAAACCAACCAACCAACCAACCAACACGCAAATAATCCTGTAGGACACCCCCCAAACACCAAACCTATAAATCACTTGTATGAGAGGAGCGTATAATGGCGTTTTCGTTTGGTTTGTACAATCCTGCTAATTGTAAAACAAATACAATTGAATAGGCAAAAGCTAAAATCAATATCAGAGAAATAATGGTAGTGATAATGTCTGACAACATTTTTAATGAAATACTCGTATATTTTTTCTACCGAAATCCACCACAACTACCACAAGATTTTGAATTCTGTAATCGACCAAACATATCATTTTGCATCGACAAAACGGGAAATCCATCCCCCCCACCCCCACCCCCACCACTCCCCAACAATGGAAATGACGTTTTTGATACGGGTGGTGTCGGTTGGGGAGTTTTTGTGCTAAATGTCATTTTCATCATTTTTTTATATACAATCGTCATATAAAATTGATTTCAAACCAAAATACATACCCCCCAACACGAAACAACACAACACACCAAAATGTCTCAACAATCCGCAATAACACAAACATACACTTGCCCAATATGCAACAAAATCAAACTGTATAAAACCACCTTTGAACAACATATGCTATTATGCAATTATAGAGAACATGTAAACATATTCAAATCACAATATACCGAAAAAGAACGGAATGAAACAACGACAATCCAAGAATTATTGGCGATTATTACCCGACAAGAACAACAGATTCAGAGAATGACGGCCCAATCGATGCAAACCATACAAACATTGAGTCGCCAAGAACAACAGTTCCACCGATTGTCGAATCAATTATCCCAAATCAACCAAACACTGAATCGTCAAGAACGACGAAACATATGCGAACATTTGAATAAAACCGAAACCCACTTTCAGACATTTACCGATTGGATTGCCGATATCGAAATCTCGTTTTCATTCATCTTGAGTATGTGTCAAACAGATATACGTGATGCATTGTTGGAACGATTCCGGAAATATTACAACAGTGCTCAGAGCCAACACGGTCCCATCCCAATCAAGGCGTTTGTGGAAAACCGATCCAAAATATACATTTATGACATAGAACCGGTCTCCCCTGCAACCACAAAATGGTTCATTCTTACCAATGATCATTTGGGCAAAATCGTGTGTGATATATACAAGAAATGGAAACGAGCATTTGCCAAATGGATGATGGAAAATGAAGACGAATTTGATGTAAATTACGATATGAATGAAATGAAACAGGCGTTTATGAACAAAATGGACCGATACAACCATTTATCCGAAAAAGAGAAAATCGTGAAAATCAAAAACTGGGTCGTGGAAAAAGTAGAAACCAATATGCCGCAAATTGTGGTCATTGATGCATAACAAGACAACCCAACAAATAATACTGTAGGACAATCCCACCAGCCCCCTACCACCAGTCCCCCACCAGCCTCACTCCACTCATTTTTACAATCCAGTCAGGGTCTGGAATCTTCGCAACAATCCCAACAACCAGGATTTGTATTATATATGTATATAATATATATAATAACATGTTAAAAAATATAGGAGATTTCAATAATATAAATGATTATTTACCATTATTTAACGCAGTTTTAATTACCGATTTATTTGTAATTTTTTTATTAAATACACGAGTGATTAAATCACCCGTTTTAAGGCAATGGTATTCACAATATAATTTGTCCGCGGTCATTGCGGATATATTAATTATTTTAATTGGTTTAATTATTACAAGAGCAATTTATTATTACATATTTGATCGTTTTTCAATAGTAAAATTTGTTATTTTAGCTGTAATCGTACAAATTACTCATGATGTATTATTTTATGTATTTTTTAGCAATATACCCAGAGGAGTGAATAAAATGATGGATACATTTAAGGATTATGCAAATGAAGTATCTTATAGAGCAATTTTGGCTGATAGTGGAATGATGATAATGTCGTGTTTAATTGCTTCCTATCTTGTAAATAAAAATACAAATACCAATATCATTGTATTAGTTTCATTTTTATATTTGTTACCATATTTGTTATACAACTAAAATAAAATTGAAAATGTTTTTATGACTGGATTCAATAGTATTCCAATAAAAATATGATGTTTACAAGAATGCAAGCAAAAGCGCAAAAATCCAGCTATTATTTGGTGGTGCATCGTATAACTCAATTGTATAAAGAGTTATACAAAACGTATGTGTTTGATGAAAGGATTCGGATAATTACACGGATTTTTAGAACGGCGATTGAATTATACGGATTATTTGAAATGTCTGATTCAAATCAACAAATTCGTGAAAAACTCGCAAAATCAATCATCAATGCAAATAAAAGATTGGTTCCGCAAATCCAGGAACGGATGCTCAACAAGAAGGAAATGGATGAAGAATATATGAGGATGTGCAAATGTATCCATTTTATGAATCAGTGTAAGAAAAAGTATGAATCTGTAGTTGGTTGAATTGATTGATTGATTGTGCGTAGTTAGAGTGATTTGATTTGATTGAAAAAAAAAGTAAAATTAAAAAGATTTTTTGCTCTTTGATGTAAAAAATAATAATAAAATCGAAATATATAATATTATATTATATGAAAACAAGAAAACACAACAGAAAGACAAAAAAAACGTTAGCAAGACAAAAAGGTGGTTCACCAAAAAATAAAACAGAAATTGAAAGTACGATAATCCCTAAATAAAAAAACAAAATTGAACCAAAATAAAATAAACACTATAAGACAATACATATAACCCCACGACCACCACGACCACTACAATATGTTCCTATCTAT